AAATCGGCAGGAAGGACCCGCTACGTCGCCTCTGGTGGCCCTCTGCGGCCCTTTGGTTCTACAGGCCCTGGCACCACGTCCGCAGGGCCATCGGCCCGCACAGACGAACTGCGGGCGTCTGTGCTGATGTCTTCGTCGGCACTGACCCAACGCCGCGACATGAACACCGCATGGGCCAACTGCCAAAGGCTGTCGGTCTCGACGATCACCACGCTGCCGCGCCGGTTGGGCTTGTGCCAGACGATCGGCACGCTGCCTGCTGGTGCGTCGGCCTTGGCTTGCTCAAGGGCAGACCAAAGTTGCAGCCGTTCGGTTCGCTTGGCCTCGACGTGGATCGGCACGCCTGGCAGCACGACGTCAGGCGATCCCGGGCCGCCCTGATACTGAACGCCACGCCGGGCCTCGACGTTCAGGATGGCACCCAACTCGGCAGCCGCCTCCCGTTCGCCACGCTTGCCCTTTTCACGACTAGCCCTGCCCATCGGTGGCCCTCAACAGTTTCGTGTCCAGGTCAGCGTTGACGTCACGCAAGGCCCGGCATAGCTCCAGCAGCCTGTCGTAGTGTTCGCGGGCTGTCTTGGCTTCCAGCCGCAGCTGCTCATTCTCCCGCTCTAGCACCTCGGCGATCCGCCGGGCTTCAATGCGCGCCTGCATCCATCGCCACATCAGGCCACCTCCTGCATCTTGCCGGCCAGGGCCTTCCTGGTGGCCTCTAGCCGGGCCGCATCGTCACCGGTCCAGGCCTTGGCCGGCGGCCTGTCGTCCGCCTGACCAGGCCCCCGGCCACCCTTGGCCGGCTTCGGGTCGTCGTATTGGCCGGCCAGCACCCGCTGGACGAACCCGGCCCCGACCAGCTGGAACATCGTGGCCGGCGTGTCGAAATACCGGCATTTGGGCAGGTGGTCGATCGCCCGCAGGGCCTCGTCCAGCCACCCAGGCTCGGCCAACCGCTCGTCCAGGGCCGGTGGCAGGCCCTTGGCCCGGTAGGGCTGCACCCGCCCAGCACGGGCCGCCTTGGCCCATGCGGCCCGCAGGGCCGCCTTGTCCTGCGCAGCATCCCGCGGGGGAGGAGGGGGAATATCTCCTCTATTCTTATTCTTATCTGGTAACGCATCTTGCGTTACGCCGTCCGGCGGCCCAGTAACGCTAGGCGCGTTACGCCGCTTGGCACGATGCTTTTCGGCCCTCTGGCCGGCCAGCGACCGCACCTTGGCAGAGTCGGAAAAATGCCGGTCCCAGTGCGGAATCACAATCCCGCCATCTGGGGTTTCCAGCCAGCCGACGCTGACGAGCGCCGCACCGAATCCGACGTGCCCCACCTGGTCGTCCAGGTCTTCCATCTCGGCATCCAGCAGCCCGTTGGTGCCATGCCGATCGGCCCAGCTCCACAGCCGGAACAGCTTGCCGTAGACCTGGTCCCGGTCCAGCCCGGTCGCCCGGGCCAGTCGACGCACCTCGGGGGCGTCGATCAGGTCGTGTCGCATCTTGATCCAGTTACCCATAGCGGCCCTCCCTTGCCTGGTACCACTGCCGTTTGAAGACGTCCCATCCCAATGTTCCGCCGTCGACCCGGTAGGCGTGGTAGGCGATCACGCACGCCTCCATTTCCGGGTCGCGGGTCTTCTCCTCTTTTCGCCGGGCCTCGGCGACCGCCTCCTGGTCGCGGCGGGCTTGGTATTCGCGGTAGGGGAGGTGTTTAGATGGCATGAGTGGATTCCTTGCGTTCAGGCCGGACTACATGCACCGTGTAGCCCGCAGCCTGCATTGCCAGCCAACTTACTGGCCAAAAAGTCGAGCCATCTTGACTGTTGGTCCTCAAGTCTTTGGGCGTGAGGTTGTCTCTGATGTAATACAAAATCGATCGCGTTTGGCACGCTGCAGCCGACAACAGACAACTCATGTCGCTCGACATATATGCCTGCACAAACCAAAAGGGGCACACACGACCGTCGTCGGAATTGACGGCACTCCAGAGCTTTTCGTACTCCGTCGTGTAGCCTGACAAACGGCTTTGACGAACAGTGAAGGTTCCCCAGTCTTTGCCCTGGCAGTTCTGAACCCTACTTGCAAGGCCCCACATTCCGCAGTCAGTACATTGCCACGCGTCAATGCCGCAGCATGTGTCAAACGCCTTAAGTAGAGGATGATTCGATCCCTCGCAGCTAATCACCTCGCCGCCGCCAACGTAAAACGCGATAGCGGGCCATACCTCATTCAAAAAGGCCTGCTTTGACGTTGCAATTTTTCGCTCTACTGCCAGCGACATTACTTATGCCTCCTGCATGGCCTTCGCAACTCGCCCCTTGGCGATCTCCACGTACTCGTTATTCAGGTCAGACGTGATGCACCGTCGACCAGACTTGGCACACGCCACAGCAGTCGTCCCGGACCCGCAAAACGGATCCACCACCAGTTCGCCAACACCAGCCCCAAGCGACACTAGCCGCTCCATAAGCGCCTGCGGCTTCTGGGTCGGGTGGAACGACTGGTCCTTCGTGTGGTTCGACTGCGGGGCCGTGAACGTCTGGACGTCGAACCGCTCGTCGCCCCACTCCTCAGGGAAAGCCAGACCGCGGTTCCCGCAGTGCCAGAACGGCTCGTACGACGACAGGAAGGTCAGACTCCCCGACCGCTTTTTGGCGATTGCCGGGCGATACCAGATCACCTGCCGAAGCACGTCGTAGCCGAGGTCCGCCAGCATGTACGACAGACGCGGTGACTTGTCGGCATCACAGAAGACAAAGGCCGTGTACTCGGCCGCCATCTTCGGCCGCATGGACGACAGCCAGGTGGCCATGAACTCCCAAAATTGCTGCTCGCTGCCAAACACGTCCCAGTCGTTGTCGGTCACGGCATACGGCGGATCGGTGCACAGCAGTGACACCGTGCCGTCGGGCAAAGACGCGATCATGTCCAGGCAGTTGCACAGCCGGACGTCGATATCGTCGCCGCCGATCTCGGCGGCCTTGGCTGCGATCTCGGCCTGGCGGGCCTTGGCCTCGGCGCGGCGGTTGGCCTGCTGCACCAGCTGCGACACGCGTCCCGGGCTGACGCTGTACTCTGCCGCCACCTGCCGCTGCTCTTCGCCTGCGGCCACCCGCTTGACGATCTCAGCCTGTGCGGCCGGCGGCAGCTTGACGCGAGCGTCCACCCTGGTCTGCGATTTAGCATTACAATCAGTTGTATTATTAAACCACGCAGCGACCGCTTGCTGTGTCACGCCGACAAGCGTGGCTATCCGCTCCTGCGTCCACGGCGGCGTTGCGTCCCGCAGCCTCTTGGCGATCTCGCGCTGCGTCTTGGCGACCTCCCGGGCTTCGTCTGGCGACAGGTTGCGGCGAGTCAGGTTGGCCCGGATCGTGTAGGCCCGCTTCTCGTCGTCAGACAGGCCGCGGACAACGACGGTCGGCGCTTCGGGGCAGATGTCGTACCGATGATGCCCGTCGAGGATGTTGTCGTCCTCGTCTATCACCACCGGATGCAGCACGCCGTTGATGGCGATGTCGGCCGCCAGGGCCTCGAGGACCGACGCCTTGAGCGGCGGAAGCATTTCCGCGTATGGCGTTTTCAGTTTGCTTTTCTTGTTCTTGGTCTTCACTTGCTCCTCCTTGCTTGGTAACTCACCGGGTCTTTCATCCATCGCTCAACCTCTCGCCGCTCGTACCGCACCTTCCCAGCCGGCCCGTCCGCGAGTTTCACGAACGCCGGCCCGCGCCGACGCCACCGCCACTGGGCCACCGTCGCCGGTCGCACCCGTAGCAGCTGTGCCACCTCGTCGCTGGTCAGCCACCGGCTGGTCATTCGTCACCGTTTGTAGATGCGTGTAGATACGGCCCGAAGGGGGTCTGGTCGTTCATGTCACCCTCCAAACCCGCTCCCGAAACCCTCCCTCATTCAGCACCCGCCGCCCGGTCGGCTCGGCCAACCCGGCCCGCCGCAGATCAGCCAGCCGCTTGTTGACCTGGTGCGGCAACATCTGGCACCGCTCGGCCAGTTCGGTCTGGCCGGCCGGGCCTTGCTCCAGGGCCAGGAGCACTTTTCGGGCGTGGCCCGTGACAAACCGGCGGGCCTGGTCGCCGGCCTCGCGGCTCGTCGCCGGATCGGTCGTGCGGCAGGCCACGAAAAGGTCCAGCACCGCCTCGGGTTCCGGGTAGTAGTCGCTCATGCCGGCACCCCAGCCCGCGCCTCTTCGCCCGCGGCCAGCAGCTGGGCCGCCTTTTCAATCAGCCGGCTGCCCATGCTGGCCAGTTCAGGGGCCAGCACCGCCTTGGCCTCGGCTTCGGTCTCGCACCAGTCGCGGGTCAGCCGCCAGCGGGTGTCGCCGCCCTCGACCCACTGGCCGCAGTCACTGACGTAGCCGTAGTGGCAAAAACAAGGCTCGCCGTGGGCCGGGTTGGTTGTCAGATGTGCCCGATATACCTTTTTGCGTTCGTCGCTCATTTCACGATCTCCAAGCCAGTCAAAAACCACGCCACCAGTCGATAGACAGGGCTGCCTAGCCGGCCCATGCCCGCTTCGTAGAGGTAGGTCACGCCCTCGGCCTGCATCGTCAGCCGCAGCGGAAACGTGTCGCCGCGGCGTTCGTAGGTCGCACCGTCCCACGGGCCGCCGACCATCTCGGCCGTACTAAAAGGGGATGTCATCGGCTGACCCTCCCTGCCCTGCTGCCTCGACCTTGGCCGCCGGCGTCCGCGCCGGGGCCTTCTTGACTGCCTCTGGTAGCGGCTCCGGGGCCGGATGCCACTGATCGACCCGCACAAACTCGCGGCCCGTTTTGCCGATCCCCAGCACGGTTTCGATCTGCACCTGCTGGCCGATCAGAGTCGTTTCGTCCCAGTCCTGGCCCTTGACCGGCGGGGCCACCCGGGCCGCCCGACAGATCGTTTCGATCAGGCCGCGAAACTGGACCGGCACGATCGTTTCGACCCGTTCGTATTTGGGAATCTGCACCTTGACGACCAGGCTTTTGCCCGTCGGGTTGCGATCGCTAACTTTGAACTTCAAATCCTTGAACTCGGCCACCACGATCTCGCCGCCATGCCGGCCGTCGGGCAGTTTCGGGTAATCGCCCACGGGCGTGTCGTCGTCGCCCCACCATTCATCGAACCTCATGACTTCACCTCCGGGGTGTAGGTCTTGTTGCCCACCCGCACGATGCGGGCCTGGGCGTCAATCACGTCTTCAATCAGCTCCACAACGTGCCGATACGTCACGCCGCCCCGCTGGTAGGTCTCGCAGGCGTCGCGGATGCGTTCGATCGTGCGGGCCTGGCCTTCGATTGCCTCAACTCGCTGCCGTTCGTCTTGCGTCATGCCTCCACCTCCTCTGGTTCTGGGTCAGGTGTTCGCACTAGCCCCTTGGCCCGGGCGTAGCCGACGGCCATCTGGACGTGGCAGTCCCGGTAGCGTTTGGCCCCGTGGACCCGTTCGGGCGGGTAGCCGCGGGTGGCCTGCTTGACGTGGTAGGGCGTCAGCGTCACGCCCAGCAGCGTGACCAGCAGGCCTTGAAACTCGGACCAGGTCAGCCAGTCCCGCCGGCGGGTTTCGCCCCGCATTCGCTTCCAGCTGCTGTGCCAGGCTGGCCTAGGCATCGGCCACCTCCTTTGCCGGCTCGATCTCCTGGTGGCGGGCCGCGATCGCATCGGTCAGCCGCGACCACTCGTCGCCACTGATCTTGTCCTCGCTCACCAGCTGGTCGATCCGGTCGCCATACCGGCCCAACTGGGCTACGCTGCCGGCCGAGGCGATATGGGCCGCGATCGTGTCGGCCAGGCTGGGCGCGGCAAAGCATTGCGACAGCGCGTCAATGCCCATTGGCAGTTCGCCGGGCAGACCGTAGCGGTTCTTGGCATCCCAGGCCGCCGTCCGCTCGGCGTACATCACCCGCTCTTTGCCGCGGCCCTTCTTGCGGCCGTCGGCACCCTCGACGAGCTTGGTTTTGTAGTTGCAAAACAGGATCAGGTCGGCCCATTCTTTGACGATCGGGGCCACCTTTTTCGACAGCTTGACTTCGTAGCGGTCGTAGCCTTCGTCGAGGTCGGGCGGCGTGCACCGCTTGACCTCGCTGTGGCCGACAAACAACACGTTCAGGCCGGCCGCCACCAGCCCGTCGGCCTGGGCAATCAGCTGGCCGAACTGCTCGGCCAGAATCCCGAACCCGCGGCCGTAGGGCATTTCGTCGACGGCCTTGCCCAGCTTCCGTTCCAGATGCTTCCGCAGCAGCTGCTCGGCCCAGTCGATCGAATCAATCACGATCGTCTCGAACCCTTGGGCGTCGCCGGCCAAATCCAGCATCGCCGATTGCAGGGCCAGCCAGTCGTGGATCACGACCCGGGCGCAGTCGATTCGCTTGCTGCCGTCTTCGGTGTCCAAGATCAGCGGGTTTGGCCACTGGGCTGCCAGCGTGGTTTTGCCGATGCCCTCGACGCCGTGAATCACCGCCTTGACCGGTGAGGCCTGCACGCCCCGTTCAATCTTCATTCCCATCGTGGTTGCTCCTGTTGTCCTTGTTCCAATCCGCAAAACACATCGCCCGCCAGATTTCGTCGCGGTAGATGTCAACGTGGTCCGGGGCCAGAAATCCCAGCTTCACCGTGCCGGCCGCCACCTCCTTGACGACGACTTCGACCCGACAACCTGGAATCACGACTGACTGCCCTTCTCGACGTTGCAGCACCAGCACTGGCGGCCTCCAAAAATCCGGCCGCCGGCGATCCCTCGCCAGCGACCGGCGCACCATCCCTGATCACCCGGGCGATCCATCGCCCGGTCGTGGTCCATCACCCTCAACAAACAACGACTCGCCGCGCTCCGCCCGGCGGGCCATCTCTTCAACCTTGGCGGCGGTGCCCGGCTCGGCCGTGGTCGGCGTGGCCGCATCGATCACCACCTGGATTTCTTCCCGCACCGCCACCAGCTCGTCGACGGTCACCCCGATCGCGTCGTAGAGGATCGTGCGGTCACCGCGGGCGGCCCGGGCGGCATAGGTCTCGCCCTGGTTCGATTGCCCGCCAGCCTTGGCCGGATCGCCGTACAAGCGAACCATGGCGCAGAGGTGGGCGTGGCAGCGGGCCACCCGGTGCAGCCAGCCGGCTAACTGCGGGTCAGTGCCAGCACGGAGGCGGGTACGACGGCCGGTTTCCACTCGTCGGCCTGTCCGACCTGCCGCCTTGCGCGTTCGGTTTGGGACCACTCGGCTTGGATCGCGTCGCAAAGCCGTTTGATTTCGTCCGGTCTGGGATCGTCCGGCAGCCGCTGGTGGCGTCGCCAAATCTGCTGTATGCGGTGCGAGACTTCGCAGGTAGTCAATCCGCACGCCGACGCTATCCGCTCTAGCGAGTAGCCTTGCAGCCTCCAGCTGCGAATCTGCTGGTCTGTCACGGTCACCTTCATCGCGGCCTCCTGTTCGAGGGGCCGCACCGGTAGGTCCGCGTCCTGCGGGCATGGCCGATCCCTCGCCTAGTCCTTGGCGGCCCGGCCGGCCCGTCCGGTCGGGCGTGACCACCCAAATGGGTGTCACGGGGGGCAGGATTGCAAAAATCAAATAACCGGTCAACACCAGTTATTTGATTGGCAAAACAACCCGATTTAGCGGGTTTTTTTGGGCAACAGGTCGGCCGGCTGGCAGCCGACCGTGCTGGCAATCTGGACCAACTTGTCCAGCGGCGGCGACGCTTGGCCCACCATCCACCGCCACAAAGTGGAACCGTTGATCCCGGTTTCGCGGGCCAAGGTGTTGCGGCTCCACCCGCGCCTGTCCAGCCGGGTTTTCAGGCGTTCGCCGAAATCCGACAAGGCGTAGACGGGGGGCCGGCCGCCTTCATTCCGAACGGTTTGTCTAACCGCTGCCATCCTGGCGAATCTCCGGTTTGCCTTGTCATCCCCGGCCGCCGTATGGTTGACGCTGGCCGAGGCGGCCAACCCTTCCAATCCCCAGACAGGATTGGAAGGGTTGGAAATGGCGGGGACAGGATGCCCAGAAAGATGGGGCATACCACCCGCATGACCGATACCAGCCGCACGCCGGCGGAAACAGCGTGCGAAGGCCCAAGCGTAATAACGCCGGCCTTCAGCATGGATGCGACCTATCCCTGATGTGGAGGTTGATGCCATGCTGCTGACAACGTTTCTCGATACCGTATACGTCCCGCTGAAACTCAGAGGTCGATCGCCAGAATCGGTGCGGTTGCTGCGACACGCCATCAATCAGTTCGGGAAGTATCTTGGACGTAACGCCACGTTAGATGACCTGGACGACCTGACCGTGTCGCAGTTCCTGACAGCCCGGGCCGCCCGGCTGTCTCCCAACAGCGTGGCCCGCGAACGGTCGGGCCTGCTGGCCTTGTGGAACCTTGCCCAAGCCCGCGGCCTAGTGCGGCTGCGGCCGCTAGTCGCGCCAGAGTTGATCCCAGACAAAACGCCGCGGGCCTTTACCGCAGACGAACTGGCACGCCTGTGGATCAGCTGCGGGCAGGTGCGCCGCTACGTCGGGCCAGTGAAGGCCAGCGTATGGTTTCAGGCGTTGCTCGGCGTGCTGTTCTACAGCGGCGAACGGATCACAGCGATTTTGCGGGTTGGCCGGGATCGTTGGCATCGCCCCTGGCTGGCGGTGCCCGCCGAGGCCCGCAAAGGCTCACGCAAGCCAGCGACGTACCAGCTGCCCGACCACGTCGCCGATCTGGTGGACCAAGTCGCCGACCACGATCAGCCGCAGCTGTTCTACTGGCCGGCCAGCCACAACGCCCTCCGCGAACGGTGGAAGACAATAACCCGCCGGGCCGGCCTGGGCGATGAAACCGACGTCCAGTTTCACGCCCTGCGGCGGTCCTTCGCCTCGCACCTGTCGGCGGCCGGCGGCGATGCCCGCGAGGCGTTGCAGCACAGCAGCGAAAAGGTGACCCGGCGCTACCTTGATCCCAGGATCACCCAGGCCGGCCAGCCGGCCCCCTGGCAGCTGCTGCCGCGGATTTGGCCGGGCGATGAACAGCCGCCGGCGGGGGCGGCCTGATTGACGACCTGCTGCCAATCGGCAATACTTGCGGCGATGAAAATCGACCCATCCCAATACATCACCTGCGGCCACGCGGCCGACATTGCGTGCGTGTCGCGGTTCTGGATGCGGCAGCAGGTCCAAGCCGGCAAGCTGCCGGGCGTCTGTATTGACGGCATCTGGTTTGTCTTGCGGACAGCCGCCGAGGGTTTCGAGCGGCACCCGACGGCCGGTCGGCCTCGGATGTCCAGGCCGGCGGGCCGAAAAAAGCCCTAGTTTCCCGGCGAAAACAGCAAAAAAGATTTTTTTGGTCAAGGGGCTTGCATGGTATTGCCGATCGGCTATACTAGGAACAGACGGGCACGGGAGCCCGCGACACTAACCTGGAGACGAAACGATGAACGCCATCAACTACGAAAAGGGAACAAAACTTTTTTCGAATCAGTTTGGGTTTGTGACGACTCAGCTGTTTCACCGCATCGACGCAGAGGGAAATTTTTGGATGCGGGAATGCGAGTGGTCGAATCCAAAAAAGTTTAGGGCTTACGAAGTATTTGAAACGGCTGAAGAAGCGTTTGATGACTTGATTGCTTCGGCATATCGTCGGCTCCAAGGGTTGCAAGAGGAAAAACAGCGGTTCCTCAAGGAGCAGGTCACAGCGGCTAAAACCTGAGCCGCCCAACGCCCGCCGGCAACGGGGCCGGCGGGCACGACGCCACCAACACGAAAGGGAACGAACGATGAGCAAGGCAACGAAGACCGGCGCGAACACTTGGCGCTATTGCGGGTTCACGATCAACCGCTGCACCCACAGCCGCACGTTTCTCGCAACGCGTCCAGACGGAACGTGCTGCGGTGCTGGTGGCGTGTGCCGTTCTAAGGACGACGCAAAGACCGCGATTGATGCGATGCTTCGTCAGGCTCAATCAATCCTTGAATCCGAGGCTGCGATCTGCCCCGACTGGCACCTTTGCCGCCACGGCATCGACAACTGACCGACACCGCGAAACGAAAGGGAGCGAACGATGAACAAGGCAACGAAGACCGGCGCGAACACTTGGCGCTATTGCGGGTTCACGATCAACCGCTGCACCCACAGCCGCACGTTTCTCGCAACGCGTCCAGACGGAACCAAGACATACGTCCGCGACCGACTCCGCGACGTTGTGTGCGACATAGATTACTGGCACCGGAGTCAGCGGGACATTCAAGACCGCGCCGCTCTCGCAGCCTGCGAGCGTGGCGAACCTACAGCCTGCCCCGACCAGCACCTCTGCCGCCACGGCATCAACAACTGACAGCACATGGTGGGGCCACCCGGCCAGCCGACAGCAGCGAAACGGGTGGCACTTTTGGATTCTTCACCGCCAAGGAGGGCCACACGATGAATACCCAGTTCTGGCTCGAGTTGCTGATTGTCGTCCTGCGGATCGTTTCCGCCGGACTTTCTGGTTGACACTTCCTACCGACACCGCTACCGTACTGCCGATGTCGGCATGTGCAGTCCTGACCCCCTTGACCAAGTGGCTCA